AGAAAACCACATGAGCGCATGTGGGTAATCTTTTTGTTTTATACAAGAAGTACATACAACTAAATACATGATTGAAGCCGTTGTAATTGCAAGCATACCTAAGTTCATTTACATTCCTCTAAAAATATAGAATCCCATACAAATAGTCGCGCTTAAAAATACGCCCAGTAGAAAGTCTTTCCATTCTAAAGTTAGTGTCTTTTTCATTATCCAAAAAATCCTTTGATCTTAGTTAAAATATCACCACCTCCAAAACCACCTTTGAAGATAACTAGGTACGCTACTATAGCACCTGCTATGATAAAAAACAACCACTTTCTCTTAGAAGCGACTGCATAAATTTTTTCTTTCAGAGCGTTCAACTTCTCTAATCGGTATTCTCGTCGTTGCTTAACTTTTTCCTGACGCTCTTCTTTCTTCTCTTCCTTAGCGTCACGCCTAACTTCCCCTCTTGTTCTAGCATCGGGCTCGTTAGTCGTGTCTTCTGTCGAGATTTCGTCAGTATCTTTTGCCGCTCTTCGCTCAGCAATAATTTCTTGTAATCTATTTTTAAACATTATAGTTCCTTTTAAAAATTATATTATCTTCTTCTGTTCTCTAGGCACTTATCACAGACGAACCACTCTCTACGGTGAACTTCTGGAACCTCAAATGTCTTTGAGCAAGTTTCACAGAGCTGCTTGACTTTTTTAGGGGCTTGTCGCCTTTCTGTTGGCACAAAGTTCGGCGTTTCGATATCGGTGTGTTCTGTTCCGTCATCTACAAAAGTATTTTTTCCAGATCCCATTCCATTAACAGGAACCTTTCTTTGTTGTGCCTGCTCTCTTTTAACTACAAAGTCATCGGCAGAGGCTCTCTCAACCGAAGAATCCCGCGCAACAACCTCTTCTCTTACAGGTTGGTCAGGTGTTTCGGAATCCTCTTGTTCGGTCAAGAGAGAATTTGCCATTTCTATCAGTTCTTCGTCGTTAAGCGCTATACCTTTTCTTAGAAGGTCTTTAGCTGTTTGTATGATACTCATTAATAACCTCGTCTTTTTCCAATGTCATGAAGGACTGTAGCCATTTTTTTTACGGAGTCAATCTTTCCTGATATTCGATTTACTCTAGCCTCAGCTGATAATTTTAGTCTATTTAGCTCTGACGCCATTGGGTTTTCTTTAATAGCAGAGTAATATCTCATTTCCCATTTAGCGTACTGGCCGCCATAGTTGTCCATCTTGTCTGCCACTATAAACCAAATACTGTCTGTGCAAAAATTAACTACGGTCTTCTCTTTATTATGTAACGACTGCAAATATTCTGCATGTGAAAATAGCACAAAACTAAAAGAAAGTGCCTTTTGCTGGTCAAGAGACCTTAGTTCTGGTACTGTTAAAGCCATGATCCCATTAACTTCTTCATTCGCTTTTGCTAGGTCTACATTTCTATCTTCAATCCAGTCATCAACCTTCTGGAGAAATTCATTCGCTTTTTGTTCGTTAGTCAAATTTTTCTCTCCATTCTTCTTCAGACTCGTTGTAATTAAGTTCAATAAGGTTTATGTGATTTAGTTGGCACCAAGCTCTTTTGTCTTTGTCTCTCGCTTGAGCCTTAAAAAATGCCATCTTATCCTTATGGAAAAATGAGTTAAAGCTAAAGTGCTGTTCTCCATGAACCTCTACAATTAAATCTCTGTTTGGTATATACAGGTCTGCATATAAAAGTGTTCTTCTAGAGCCTGTCTTAGTTCCCGGAAGTGTTACCTCCTCTAGTATTCTATCATAAGGATAGACTTCTTTCAAGATTAATCTTGCTTTTTTATGCAAAGAAGATCTATTTTTTTCATCTACCGAAGCTTGACTTCTAGAGGGGTTCCATTTCCAAGTTTTGCCGTCAAGACCTTCTACGTACATTAAAGCATCCCCTTGATTTCTTTTTCTAGTATATCAAATACTTCTTCATTTGCAAGAAGGAAGTTGTATAGTCTCTCCTGTCCTTGAAACTTGACAGCCTTCAGCACAGCCTCTGAATCTTCTTGGTTAACTTCCGGCTTAATTTTCTTAACTACATCAGCATGCCCTAACATAAACTCGCACGTTAGCCAAGCTCCTGCTTTAGCTATGAGCCCAATGTCTAAGGCTAGCATAATAATCTCTTGAACCTTATCAATACCATGTCCATACTTAATCCAGCTTTGACACTCAGTTCCCGGAGAGCCCATTGATGAACATATAACCTTCCAGTTGACGGCCTGTCCAACTTGACGGTCGCTCTGAACCCAAGGACTAATAGACTTTACTTCCATTCTTGTGTCGGCTTGGTATTGAATTTTTCTACCGCAGTCGGGCATCCTAGACGCTCCGTAGCCTGAAGTATTAGCGATAAAGTGTGTAATGATAATTAGAGTGGCTTTTTGGTTTGGTACAATCTGACCCATTTTTTTACAAAAAACAGATAGCACCTTTGGTAATCCTGCTCGTCCGGGAGTCATATCTCCATCTAGTTCTTTTGCTGGCATAAGAGCAGATGTCGAGTCGATAATACAAACACAACCTTCATTTTCTTTTGCGCTAACTAATTTAACGGCAATATCTAAAAAGGTCTCTGCACTCAAAGGCTCATCTTCAGAATGGATAACCTGCATCTTTTCCTTGTCGAGACCATCCACGCCAAGTAGGTTCATTTCTTTAAGCCTACCTTCAGCATCTAGATAGATGATAGGTCTATTTTCTTTCTGGCAGTTAGCTGCGATCTGAAGCGCTGTGGTAGTTTTTCCACACTTAGGGTCTCCGGTCAGAATAACCCAAGAGCCTTCTTTAATGCCCCCATTAAGAGCTAAGTCGATAGCAGGGCTAACACCAACCACCTTGTAGTCTTTTCGCTTTTCTAATATCTGATTCCCTGTTGATATTACATTGCCATATTTTTTCACAATGTCTTTAATAAAGGAGGGATCATTCTTCTTTGTCTTCGCCATCACTGTTCCTCAATTTCGTAAAAAGTGTTTTTCTTCCAAATGTTTTTCTTGGCTGTGATTCAATGTTATCTTTGTTGACTTCAATAACTTCTGCGGTTTTATTCTTGGGTCTCTTGTCAAGTCTCTTTTTATGCTTCTCTATTTCGTCTTTAACCCATTTAGGCGCAGCGCTGTATACTCTTTTATTCTTCTTTATGATATAATCATATACTGCTTCTTCACCAAAAGCACGAATAAGTTGATATACTTTTTTTACCTGTAGCTCATATTGTCTTTTGCGGGTTTTATTCCAGAACTTGTAAGACAGAGATCCTACATTGTCTTTCTCTGCCTTACGCTGTACAAGGATTTCAGCTAGATACTGTCCTACCGTACAATATTCACCCGTTGAGGGTGATTTGAACCTGCTCGCTTGACTTCTTTGTTTCGCCATTACGCCATATCATAAAAGAAAGGTTTTCTTGTGTAGCCTGCCTTCTTTGTGAGAATTCCTCAAACTTACATTCTGGCCAGCTATATTTTTTAATGTCTACAAACTCTAAATTGTCTTCCAATAGACCGAAGGTCATATGTTGAAAAGTTGGTCCTTCTCCTGTCTGCATGTCAATATCTCTAGAAAAACCTCTAGCAATAAAGAACCCATCAAGGCCATCTTCGTTCTCGAATACAATCTCTTCTGGTGCGCCCATTACTATAACCTGAGCTTTGCATATATGTCTACCATTCTTGATACAATGGTCTTGTAATCGTACCCAAGGACTAACTTCCAAACCCGGCCTCTCGTAATCACCCCACACAACTATACCGTCATCTAAAGTACACTTCCAAGTCATGGAGATGTCTTCCATTATTAACTTGCGGATATGATCATCTCTTATCGTGCAAATCATTTACTAGTCTCCTTTGATTTTATGGATAGATCCTCGATGTCTTCTAGCTACGTTGACCTCTGTCTCTTCTGGTATTCGATGACCTTTGGTTGCATCGCCAGCCATTGAAGCGTTCTCGGTCATGATTGTAGCGCCATACTTCTCATTTCTAGCGAACTGCTGACCAGCGATACTCTGTGGCTTGTCATCATCTTTCAATGTGGCGATATGTTTATTGATGGAAGCTTCTGATCTATCAAGCTTTTCCGCCAATTCCTCTATGGCTACATTCTTGTTTTCTTCGATGTAACTTTTTTCTTTTTTTGAAAGTGGACCTTTTTTTGTCATTAGTTTATCTCCATTAGTGCTCTTCTAGCTCTAGTCAAAAAGATGCGTTCTCTATTTTCTAGATATTGCATATAGTAACCGTAAACCTTTTGGTTTACTTTTTTATAATCAAAATAAGGGCGATTATGTTTGCCTTTGTCTGGCCCAAGCGGGTCAAGCAATTCACCTCTACCAAATTTTACATAGTGAGTTTTGAAGCCGTTATTATCAACAACCTTTACAAAAGCGTCGTTAGGTGCTGATTCTTCTGCTCCTAATCCATAGTAAGTTAAAACCTTATTGTCTGGTTCTGGTAGATCAAGATCCCCCAAACCTTCGTTTTCCCATCTAGCCATTTAATTTTTCCAATCTTTTAAGGGTATTTTTTATACATGAAACTTTGTCAAAGCCATCAATTCTTAGGTCTGCAAGTGGAGCAATCCCATGCTTGTTGAGGTCTAACGCGGAGACTGGAGTGGGATCAATGCTGCCATCTTTTAGTTGCTTGTGCACACTAATTGACATTTTTACTACGGCTGTATGCGGAACATCTGATCTTTTTAACTCTGACATCATTCACCTTTTTCTATGTAATTCTTCTTTTGTATAGCTGTCATCTTGTTAATGTTTCTTCTGCGGTTATTAGCTTCGGCATCCTTGCGCACCTTATCTATATTGTCTGCCTTTTCTTTTGCCTGTAGCTCATATTTACCTAGCTTTTGAGTGTTACGATCAGCTAGGTGTTGAATTGTAGTTGGTTCACCCTTTACTGAGATATGAGGGGCGTTTAGAATAACTCTTCTGAATTTGTGTTTCTTACATTCTGGACATCTTACAAGAGGCTTCTCAGAAAACTTCTGGAATACTTCTTCGTAATATCCGCATTCACTGCACTCATAATCATAAGTCGGCATATATAACTCCTATAAATAGTCTATGATATTATAGGATCACTTATCGAGTTTGACATCTATTTTTTCAAGATTTTCAGCAAATTCTTGAAGCGTGCTTATTGTGACTTCTCTAGCTACTTTTGTTGCGGCTTCTGTCGCATAGGCTTCTACTTCTACAGGTAGCTCGTTAGAAAGCGCCTGCAAGAATGTTTCAAATTTCATAGCTGTATCAGTTTGTATAGTATGCCCCTGATAAATTCCATCTTCTAAGATAGTAAGCTTTCGGTTGAGTTGCTGATTATTGTATTCAGACCTAACGCCTATAATTACAATAGCCGTTAAGAATATACTTCTAAAAATATTTGACCGGTTCATCTTCGCCTTCTTTCTTGTTTAGCCTCATAAGAATTTTGGAGACAATATCACTTCGCACGATATCGCTATAGTCAAGCTCACAGACTCCTACACCGGAGACCTCAACTAATTTTTCCATACAGGTATGCAAACCTCCTTGTTGTTTACCTAAGTCGGACTGTCTTAAGTCTCCATTTATTACCGCCTTTGAATCCTTACCAATTCTTGTAATAAACATTTTAATTTGTTCAAACGTGGCGTTCTGCGCCTCATCTAGAATCATAAAGCAATTATGAAAATTTCGCCCCCTCATATATTCTAAGGGGCACAGTTCAATGATGTTTCTATTTCTATAGGTCTCAACAGTGTTCTTAGTTAGATAATTATTCATCTCTTCTAGTATAGGTATCAGATATGGGTTAATCTTTTCAACCAAAGTTCCGGGAAGGTGACCTAAACCTCTTCCAGATTCGACGACTGGTCTAGTAATAATAATCTTGTCTACCTTCTTTTCAATTAA